CTGCGACCGCTGTGCCCTGCCACGTCCCCGTCCCAATGGTCCCCAGCGTCGTAATCGAGGTCTGCCCGATATAGGTTGACGCAATCGTGACCGCATCGGCTGAGACGGTCACCTTGTCTGCCGTGCCAATGACATTGAGGGTGACATCCCCAGAGGACCCCCCTCCGGTCATCCCCGCGCCAGCCACTACCGAGGTGATATCGCCCGTCTCTGGAGTCGCCCACTGGAGGGTGCCGTCCGTATTGTTGATAGACAGGACCTGATCCACGGCCCCAATCGCAGCCGGGAACGTCAGGGTGTAGGAGCCCGACACAGCCGAGGGCGCATCAAGGCCCACATATTCCCCACCCGTGTTGTCCTGCAACCGGAGGTCGCCTTCGGCTGTGATATCAACCTGCCCTGCCGTGACCGCCGTAAAGGTCGGGCTATCCCCGGTTCCTACGCCAATGCTGGTTCTGAGGGTGGCCCCACTCTCTGCGACGGGGTCACCCGACCCGTCCCCGACAATCATTTGCCCATCGGTGAGGACCGACATCGCCGTGATGGCTCCAGTCCCGCTGCCTAACAGGACACCCCCATCGGTCAGCGTTGATACGCCTGTGCCCCCATGGGCAACACCAATATCAGTGCCCTCCCAGGTCCCTGCGGTGATGGTGCCGCTCAGGGCAATGTTCCCCGCGCTGGTGATACTCAGTGCGTCGGTGAAGCTAATAGTCGCCCCAGCCGTGCCCGTGCCTGCGACCTGGAAGTTAATGCCATTCGACAAGACAATCTTGGACGCTTCCTCACTCGAAATCATGTACTCCGAATTATTCCCAGACCCAGCCACGGCGTTGTAGGCAACATCCATCGAGTTGCCCGCCACCGCTGAGTCATGGGAGGCCAGAATACCAAGTCCTCCGAGTTGGGCACCTACCAGACTCCCTGTCCACTCCCCACTGATCGCAACGGACCCAATAACCGCCTTGGTCGAGACGATTAGGCCCGTGGCACTTCGCGCAAAGGTGTGTAACCCGGTAATGGTGTAGTCTTCCTCTTCGGTAACTAGCGTATTGCCGGAGAGGTTTGCGTCGGTATTCGCAACTTGAATGTCAGCCATTTAGCGAACCTCATAGGCCACGTTGATGACCCAGGTTGCTGTCCCGTCACTGGTCGAGGTTTCCGCACTGAGCGCCGTATTCTCGGTAAGCTGGAGCCCGTGAATCGCCAATCCGTCCATGGCGAACCACTCGAAGGTCCGGTCGTTAAGGGTGGCTCCCCCTTTGCGGAGCAGCGTATCCCCACCGGCCCCATCTTCCAGGCGCAACAGCGACCCGGCTCCCGCCGCCGCCACATCAATCGACCACCACAACACGTTGATGGTTTGTCCTGCACCAGGGGCCGCAATGATAGAGGTGTCAGTATTAGAGCTAATACTGGATTGGGTCTGAAACTGTCCTCGGGCCATGAAATGCCCTCCTATTCTGTGTGAATGTAGCGGTAGTCGTAGCCCGGTGCCCGATCGCGGTTGAACCGGCTGAACTGCTGGATGATGGGACCAAACAGGTCCACCCCAAGCCGCGAGATGGGGGTCGCGTCGTCGTCCTTCCCGATCTTGAGCATCCGACTAGCAAATTCTGCGACTGGCGCAATGGCGATGTCGGGATAGGCAAAGGTGCCTGACGCCGTGATGTCATCGGCCGCGGTCAACCCGTAGTAGCGCACCGTGTGGGTGGCGTCGGGCAGCGGCCCCCAGTAGATATTGGTGCCGTTCGTCCAGTAGCGCCGGGGTTTTCCGGTGATGTCGGAGTTTGTCCCCAGCAGGACATAGAGCGCCGAAAGTTCGTTCTGGTCGCCGGTATAGCCCACCCAGTCTAAATCCCACGCGGGACGACTGGTGCTGGCGTCGAGATACTGCAGCCGGTCAAGGCGCAGCAGGCCGCTGGGAAAGGTGGTGGTTTCAGTGCTTGCTGCGGTCGTGACCGTCCCCACTCCAGACCCGTAGGAGTTGGGTTCCATCGCGAGAATCGACTCCAGATGGTCCTGGGCGACGTTTGCGGCCCGTAACGCAAATGTGACGCCGGTTTCTCCAGACTGTAACTGGAGTCCCCGGTCCATGACTTCCATCACGTCGAGAATGGTCTGGCCGGTCGCCATCGTGCTCAATCCCCCGCATGGTGATTGGTAAATTTACTACCGTTGGACTGACCGCACATGCTGATCTGAATCTTGGTGTGGTCCCACTGGTCGGAGCCCACATCCGAGACGTGCTGATCGCGCTGGCGGGTCATGGACGCCTTGTCGCGCTGCGCTTCTTCTTCGCAGCGTGCCCAGTAGGCTTTCCCCGAACCCCATTTCCGGCCACTCTGCTCATAGGCCACAGCAAACACGCGCTCGTCAAGCGGGACATACTCTCCATCCGAGGTTTCCACCACAAAGAGGAGCATCCAGCCGGGACACAGATGATATTGAATCCGGGGACGCTTGTACCAGACCAACCAGCGTTCCTTCACCGGATGCCAGGTGGCGTCAAGGTCCGGGTGCAACGCATGGAGTCGCTGTCGAAAGTCTGCTGGGGCGTGCTGGACGCCGAATCGATTCGGATGCCAGTAATATAAACTCGCCGCCACCGCAGGGGGAATCGGCGTGGAGATGGGCACCGAGATCGACGCGGGCATCAGCTACCCAAACGCCTTCAGCCCGAATTCGCGCACCCGTTCATCCTTGCTGGCCTTGCAGTGCTTGGTCATCCGCGCACGGGCCAAGTTGTAGGACTGACGGGATTCTGGCTTGAAGTTGGTTGTCCACCCATCGACGGGGCACTGCAAGACGCCCTTCTCGGCATCTTCAACGCACGCCTCGGGGACCGGCTCCTGGGGTTTGGCCCACGGTGCCTGAAAAGCCGAGGTGGTTGGATCGTGGAGGGAGACGGCAAGCGGTTCACGCTCACCGTTCGCCTTGATGGTGGTGGTGACCCGACCGGAGTCGGAGCCGATGCCGCCGCGATGCGGTTTCCCCTTCCCGTCCCATGCGTGCATGGTCGGAAAGCGCGGAGCGCCCTTCTTGGCGAACTCGTCCCACTGGTCACGGGCGGTGAGGTAGCGATTGATAGCCTGCTCAATCACGCCCTTGCCGGCCCACTTGACGCCCCGGTGTGATTCCAGTTCGTCTAGCTCGTAGACGCCCCCAAGCACCTCTTCCACGGCCACCCGGTTAACCCCGGTGGGGAGTGGAGACTGGAGCGCCGCCAAGGGCGCTTCCCCCAGATGCTTGAGAAAAAACTGGTTCTCTTCCACCGAGTACTTGACCGGGTCAAAAACCTCCATGCGCCTCCTTAGTAGGTGTAGTTATTCCGAACCGGCTTCAGGATCACGCTGACGGAACACTCGAGACTGGTGACAGTGCCGGTGATATTCACCGACAACTGCTCGCCCTTGTCCATCAGGCGATTGGCGACCGTCGAGGTCAGGGTGGCTTGCACAGGCGTGTCTACCGTGCTGTCCAGCGCAAAGGTGGAACTGAGCGCCGTGGTCAGACTCGCCGGGGCCGTGCCGGATGCCGATATCCCGACATCGAGCGTGCTACTACTGGCTCCCGCCACACTGTGCGTTTCCCGCACATCCATAATTTCGTAATCCCGATCGGCCACAAAGATGTGGACATCGGCGGCTTCTCCCGCAGAGGTGCGATATTGCACCAGGACGGGCGCTAACTTGGCAACAGCTTTGAGTCCCATGATGCTCCTATCTGGCGAAGTGACAGGGGAGGGACCATCATCCCTCCCCCCACCTACTCAGAGTTTACGACTCCGCAACATCTTCGATCTTCGCCCCCGCAGCGGGGTTGTCGGAGAGCAATTCACCCTGCCAGTACCACGCCACCTCGAAAGTGGCATTGGCGGTCTGGCGGAAGAACGGCGTGCCGTCGAAGACTTCCGAGATGGGTCGTGGCGTCGCGTTTTCACCGTGCCCGATATAGAAGTGCTTGCTATCGAGTCCGATGATGGTATTGGCCGCAAAATACGGCTCTGCGTGCCAGGGTTTCCCAGAGAAGCGATAGATGGTGCGTCCGTCGCCGCCATCCTTGCCCTTCTGCTGTGCGCCCCCTTCACGTCCAACGCCAACATTGCCATCGAACGCTTTCACGGACCCGAGCGCGAAGAACGAATCCTCACGGAGCAGATCGTGGTAGCGCCGGATGATGGCGAGGTTGGAGATGTAGGTGTTCAGGGATGCGCCCCCCTTCTCACGGACGGCATCCTCAAGCTGCATCATGAGGTCTTCCGTGAGTGCCCGGTTGGTGCCGCTGTTCGACAGCACGACCGACTGCCAAAACTCGTTCCCCGCCGTCGAGCGGTTGATACCGCCATACGTGCTTTCGGGGCCGGTGGGATTGCCATCGTCGATCACGCCGAGCAGGCCGTTGGTGTGATAGATCGCGCTGGTATGAACCGTGTTCTCAATCGTGAAGTAGTCGCCAGCGGCAGTACCACTGGGGGCCGATCCACTGATGGTAACGGTGCGGTTCACCGGATCTACGGCAGTGACCGTCCGCGAGGCGGCAAGGTCGGTGTCGTTATCCGAGGCATCGATCAGATCCACCGTCATCCCCAGGTCCATCCTCGGCAATGCTTCGACGGTGATGGTGGTCTGGTTATCGGCAGCGGGCAGAATCCCCAGTTTCCCCAAGCCGTCTGAAATCAGGTCGGCATTGATGAGTCTGAGGACGCGGCGTCGGAACCCTTCCTCCATGAACTTCAAGGCCGTCTGGAACGCGAGCTTCGAGTTCCGGGCGTCCTGGAGGAGTTTCCAACTCATGTTGTACAACCCCGCGAATTCCTTCAGGCTGAAGGTGGCTTCGGTGGTATCGGGGTTGATGTTCGACGGCAACGCGCCGCCTTCGGTGATTCCCGTCCATGCCCCTGGATTCTTGGTCATGATCGGGAGGATGAACTGCCCACGTCCACCCATAGGTTTCGCCATCTTCTGGAACATATTCCAGCAGACGACTTCCTGGTTCAGGAGATACAGAACCTGGTCTGTCCCGTAGGTGTACTTCAGGGCTTCAATAACATCACTGGTTGTTGCCATAGAGTTTCACTCTCCTGGCAAGAGGCGAGACGACTAGGAATTCTGTCCGGGATTGAGCATCGGCCAGAGCTCGTCCGTGCGTTCCTGTGGAGTTTTGTAGCCGCCGGTTTTGCCACTCGTCGGAGACATCTCACCGCCCTTTCCAGGAAACGGTGATTTTTGTTTCGCCTTGAGCGCTTCCTGTCGGTCCATCTCCCGGAATGCCTTCCGCAACCCGTTAATCCGGTTCCCAGCCATGTCGGGGTACGCCGTGTTCAAGTCGTCCCCTTCATGCGAATAATAAATATCCTTGAGGAGTTCATTGATGACTTCCTCATCTGGGAGTCCGTGTTGGTCGCGGAGTTGGACAAAGCGTGCGTCGAGGTCCCGTTCAGCCTGTTGTCCCTGGCTCGCTCCGACCTGATTGCGCAAGGTGGTGTAGTCCTTGTGCATCTGGGCCAAGGCTTGGTCGCGCTGCCTGAGTTGTGACTGAAGGGGGTTAATGCCTTCGTTCACAATTCGTTCGGTAAGCTGTGCGGCGGTGGCCCCATCGAGATAGGGCATCTGCCGCAACTGATCCAGCATGGACGCCTGTCCTTGCTGCTGGGGTTGCTGTTGTGCCTTTTGCCACTGCTGTTGCTGGGCATACCCCTGCTGTTGAATCTGCTGGGCATATTGCTGCAACTGCTGTTGCTGCTGGGCACGCTGCGAATCCCACTGCTTCCGTTCGTCAGCGAGTGCCTGGGTTTTTTTTGTGTATTCGGCCTGGACATCGGCGGGCCATGCACCACTCCCTGTCGCTTCTCCTCCAGCCTCGGGTGTTATGTCCGCGCCACCACCGTTATCGGTGGGGGCATCAACGCCAAGTTCGTCTGCCATGTTCTGACTCTCCGTCGAGTGGTTTCCGAGTCTGGCGTGGTGTGTTCATCTGCCGATGAATACCGCGTCAGGTGCTCAGATCCCGTATTCTCCGCTGAGACCGATTCTCAGGCAGTCTGGGTGAGTATAAAGAGGGGCGTGGGACGGTGTCAAGCTTGACCGTTACTGCGGGCCTTGGGGTCCTTGTGGCCCTTGCTGGTTTTGCATCATGGCCTGGGCCAAGGCTTCTGGAGCTTGCGGGGCAATGGCGGCACTGGCCTGAAATTGCTGCAACGCCGAGTCAATCGCGTCGGCGGCGGCTTTCGCGGCGGCTTGCTGGGCGGCTTGGGCCACGGCTCCCTGAATTTCGGACTGCTGCATCCCGGATTGGCGGCGTTCGGACGCCTCGACCAGAATCTTGCGGCAGCGGTTCCAGAATTCCACAAATCCCTGCTGCATCGGCACCGACGCCGAGAGAAACTCGGTGGTTGCCATCTCGGACTCCAGTTCGTCCATGATGACGCGCAGATTCCAGAACGGCATCGGTAAATGCTGCGGCAGTTGCTGTCCTTGCCACAAGCGTTCGACCAGCGACATCCCGAGCTTGCGATATTGCGCTTCTTTGCTCTCGCGGCCGAGATCGCCCATCTCGAGGTCGGCGGCAATCTTTTCCTTGTCGATTTTACCGGTGCGTTCGTCCAGATAGAGCACACTGAGCGGCGATTGCAGATGTTCGCGGATTCTGGCCTCTCGCAGCGCCCGAAATTCCGGCAGGAGGCTCCCGCGCTCCACGGTGATGGAATAATCCGTCCCGGCCCGCAGAATATCGGAGGTCTGGAAGATAAACACCTCGTCACGCATGGATCGGTCGGTGTAATGCAGCGTGCGGAAGGGCGGGTAGTATTCTTTCACCCGATTCACCCGCATTTCCTTCACCTGGGACATCCGCTGGCCGATATGCTGATAGAGATTGCCCCACTGGGTGTCGATCATCTCCTGGAGCATGGGGACGGCCATGGGACCGCGCAGTTGGCCTGGAAACTTCTGTTCCTGGAAGAGATCCACGCCGCCAGCAATCTCCCGCATCAGTTTGAGCGTCAAATCGACTGACTGCATGAACCATGCCGGGAGTTGGGGTGGATCGCGCCGTTGCACCATCTTGACGCCGGCCTCGGTGAGTCCGTTTTCAATGGGGGCCGGGTAATCGGCGGGCATATCCTCGCGTTTGAGGCTGGGGCCGAGCAGTTCGTCGCCGTAGATGGACGCATTGGCCTGTTCTCCCAGTTGGGAGAGGCGTTTATTGAGAAAGCGTTGGGGCGCGATGAGGTCGGAGACGTAGTCGTCGCCCCAGAAGCTGGTGGTGGTCGGGGTCCAGTGGAAATCGACCAGTGGAATGTCTTCGTAGGGGTTCTCCCCGTCCTGGAGCACCTGTTCGTCTGGGACGAAGGCGGTATATTTCCCGCGGGGGTGCTTCTCGGACATGGGTTGGTAGCGTTCGACCACGACGCAGAGATCCGGGTCCGAGTGGTCCTGACTGCCCTGGACGCGAGGGATGAGGTCTTGGAGCGCCACCGACCCGGTGGGATCGCCAAACTGCTGGAGGTCGGTGGAGAGAATCCGCACCTCGCGGGCGTTCTTCAGGTTATCAATGGTCGTATCGCTGACCTCGTAGTTGGCCTGAATCCACCCGAGGGTTCGTATTTTCGCAATATAAACGGCCTGATCGGGGGACAGGTCCCGGACGGAGCGCACCGAGGCGTCGATGAAGACCTGTAGGGGGCTCAGCACTTCGCTGCCCACGTCTCCGGCGAGCATCATGTCCTCGATGACGGTGAATTGTTCCTTGAGTGCTCCTTGGGCGAGTCGGTTCTGGCGTTCGCTTTCAGGAATTTCTTCCTGGGTCGCGACATCGGTCCACATCAACTCGTTAGTCTCGGGGTCGAACCGGGGTAACGGTTCCATGGTGGCGTCTTTGACCCACGGGATGTATTCAAACGAGACGCCGCCAATTGCCATCCACCAGAGGATTTCCCAGAAGCGGGAGGGTTGGTCGAGTTTCTCGTCCAGTGCTCTGGTGAGTTTATTGACCACCTCGGTCTTGGCGAGGGACGCGGGGTCCTGTTTATCGGCGCGGGCCTTGAAGACGGGCGCGATGCTACTGAGCCGGCCCATCATTTTGTAGAGCATCTGGGCGGCGAGATTGAAGACGAGGTGCAGTTTATTGGGGTCACGCGCACGGGTGAAGAGGGTGCGATTGCGACTCCCCACCCAGTGTTCGCCCGAGATAAAGGCGAGATTGGTGAGAATCCGTAGTTCGACCGAGCCGACGTTGCGGGCCTTCTGGGAGCGCAGCCGGTTGTAATCGGTCGTGTATTCGGTCAGGAGTTCGGCATCCGTAGGCATCAGCGACTCCTAAGCTCGTAGTGGTCGTGCGCGACGGGCGTCTCTGCGTTGAGCACGCTGCATGTCGCGTTCCCGCTGTTGCCCACGGTCTCGTCCGCGCTCGGCTATGTCAGAAAGCATCCGTTCTCGTTCCCGGTCGGTGTCC